AGGTCGATCCGCAAGACGTGAATTGGTGCCCCCAGGCCAGGACTATTCGGCATTCAACGAAGGGCTCCAGCGTATAAGCGAGAGACCTCCCTCCTTAGTAGATGAGGCAGTGGATTCCGGTGACCCGTCGGCATTTATGGCGCGAAGGCACGGATTGAATCCGGTAGAGACAGCGACAGCCGGTGCCACTGGCAGAGATTGGCGAACACGAGAAGGTCCGGCATCTCTTGAGTCATTGGGATACTCGCATCTCCCGACACCGCAGCCGGAAGCCGTGCCACGATACCAATTCGGCGGCAATGTCATGGACCGACACCCTCGCGTGAGAAGCAAATTCAACTACCCGCCGAACCTGTACTCAGCCGTATATGGCCCGTAAGAAAAAACTGCACGTCGAACCATACGACGAAGAGCAGCATCAGCGTTTCATTGAAGACAAGGTTTCGGCGATGCAGCAGCTTATCTTGGTCGAGCACCGAGACAAGAAGGGTGCGCTTGTGCCCTTGGCGCTCAATAACTGCCAGATCAAGCTGCACGACCTCATCGAGCAGGCCAGAGCCTTCCGGCTAATCAAAAACGTACTGCTGTCGAAAGACAAGGAACGGATTGCGAAGATACTGAAGATAAATACTCGGCAAATGTTCTCGACGATGGTCAAGAAGATGCACGAGAGAAACATTGACGAGGTGTTGCGCCACTTCAAAGAGAAAGCGCCAGAGTTAGAGATCTCGGACGGCCCGGTGCGTGTCGTTATCACTAAGTGTCGCCGAGCAGGAGTTAGTTCCTATATCGGTGCTAGGTTCTACCTAGAAGCCAACTTTGCGTCGAATGTCAGCGTGATGGTGATGGCGCATAAGGGTGCTAATGCGCGGAGGACTTTCAAGTACACACAGGACTTTTATCGGTACTGGGCACCTAGGTGGGAAAAGTACAGACAGCCGGCGCAGTACAAGAGCAAGACCGAAGGATACACCTGGGAGCATAACTCTAGATACGTAGTCGCAACCGCTGGCGCAGACAACGCTGCTCGTGGTGACCAGTTTGATTTCATACACTGCTCGGAATCAGCTTTTTATGACAGCTATGCAGAGGTCAATGCCGCACTAACTGCTTGCCCTCCGCACGCAATGGTCATTGAGGAGTCTACCGGTAACGGCGCACAAGGTGGCTTTTACGATCGCTGGCAAAAAGCACTGACTGTCGAGGAAGCCATGCGAGTGCATGACCGGAAAGACGTTCAGGCGATCACTGAGTGGAACGGATACTTCCGGTTCTTCTATAGCTGGCTAGACGACCCGGCATACAAAGAGAGGGTGTTCGATTGGGAGCGTAAGAACATCGAGGAGACGCTAGACGAGGACGAGGTTGCGCTGCTCAAGGCGTTCCCAGAGACCACGCTAGAGCAGGTAAAGTGGAGAAGGACAAAGATACAAAATGACTGCCAGGCAAACGAGCACGGCTTGCCGCCTGAGCAATACTTCTCTCAAGAGTTCCCCGAAGACCCATCGTCGGCATTTCAGACAACCGGTTCTCGTTGGTTCCAACAGCGTGCGCTTAGACGAATGGCCTTGCGCGCAAAGACCGTAAAGCCGAAAGCCTGCCTTCGAATGGTGCCGGATGAAGATCCGAGATCGGTCAGTCCTGGTATGCAAAACCTTACCGTCTGGACTCCGCCGAAGAAGCATAAGACTTACGTTATCGGGGCCGACTGTGCGCAAGGGCTAAAGCGCGGCGACTGGAGCGTGGCTATAGTCTTCGATCGACATGACGGGACGACACTCGAGGAGGTCGCAACCCTTCGGTGCAAGGTGCCTGCACCTTCTTTCGGCGAGATGCTTTGTCTATTGGCTGAATGGTATAACGATGCTTACTTGGTGCCCGAAGCTAACGGACCAGGGCTGGCTGCGTGTACTAGAATCACCGAAAACAGATACCCGCATATCTACCACCGGGCCACGATGGACCTCATTAACAATCGTGCAGCCGATAACAATACCTTCCGGTTTGGCTTTCTCGTCACCGGGTCAACGAAGGGGAGGATTTTATCCGACACGCAAGAAGCTGTGAGGAATGGAAGCCTTGTGTTTTACTCTGACGCGATCATTGAAGAGCACCTAGCTTTCGAGTCTAACAACGGCAAACTCGAGGCACCGACGGGAAGACATGATGACTGCGTTATGGCTACCGCGATGGCTCACTTTGGGCACATCAAGGGGGCTCCTGCGGTCAACCGGAGAGCTTGGGCGAAGGCGGAAGAGTCCTCAGGGGTAGACGAGTTTTCTACCTCCATTTGGCAAGCTGTCCTACACAAGATAGCACATGACCAACAGAAGGTAGAATACAAGGACCGGCGAAGCTCGATCAAGGGCCTGGGCAGAAGACGACGTTAGCGCGATTCGGGACACCTGTGCTAGGGTCGGTTCATGGATTGGATATTGGGCGCAGGGCTCTTGGGTGTTTCAGCAGCGGTGGTTTTGGGCTTTCGCTGGGTGCTCGGGTCACACCGTCAAACTGTGGAGCTGTTGGTCAAGAGCAACAATGAGATAGCACAGACGTTTACCCGCATCACAGAAGCGACGTATAAGCACCTTAAGGAGGCTTGCCCTATCGGCGGTCTTCCGAGAGATCTTTGGCTCGAGCAACACGACCTAAGAAAGCGAGACGTTGATCTAAGAGAGCGGCAATTAAACGTAGAGCTCCCCCTTCAGCAAGAAGTAATGCGCGCTAAACTGATTAAGGCGAGAAAGCTGGGCACTAATGGCCGAGTGACCAACCCGGAGGGATGAGATGGCAGAGAAACAACTGAGCAAGAAGCGGTCGGTGGAGATGCTGAGCGAGGTGCAAGCACTGTATGACGACGCTGTCGGCGCTATTCAACACAGAACGCCTTACCTTATTGAGCAGATGGCATTTTATCGAGGCATCCAGTGGGGTACAACGTCCCCCCTGGGATGGGTTCAGGACGACTTTGACTTAGACGAAGCTCGAGAAGTGCTAAACTATGTCCGTCCGACCGTCAGAACTGCGGTGTCTGACATTCTTCGTTCGGTGCCGAACCCAGAGATTGTGCCGGCCTCAAACGATCAACGCGCACTTGCTCGGGCGGAAGCCTCCCAAAAGCTGGTGCGTTCTTTTCTGCGCAACGGCATCATGAGCCAAGAGACTCTTGTGCGCGCCGAGACTGCGGCCCAGATACATGGCGCGGTCTTTTACAAGGTTCTTTGGGATCCCAACAAAGGGAAATACAGGGACGTGCCACTCCTCGACCCCGAGACGGGTGTGCCACAAATGGATGAGTTTGATATTCCGAAATTCACCCGACAGGCCGAAGGAGACGTTTCGGTTCAATACGTGGACATCATCTCTGCTCTAGCTGACCCCCATGCAAAGTCAGAGGAAGAGATTGCGCACATGTTTCATCGCAAGCTATTGCCAATCCGGATACTCGATGACCAATTCCCCTTCGACGCTTTCGGGAAAAAGACAAAGGGCAGATGGAGCATCGGCAGGGGAGGGCCAGGACAGAATGCCTCGGAGGTTCTAGAGAACGATGGTCGGGCATACGTATCCCCGATAGGCGGAGGCACTGCGTCCCATGCTCAGGCGAACACGCTCGCAGAACTCGTTGAGTACTGGGAGAAGCCCTGCAACCAATTCCCTGGTGGCAGACTGCTTGTGTTCTCGGGAGAGGTCATTATTGCCATCGGCCCGCTGCCATACGATTGGCCTTGGGTGATGAGGATGGGACAGAACGTCATACCTAACGGGCTCTATCCTGATGGAGTGGTAAAAGACATTATTCCCATTCAACGCTCAATTAATATGTCAGCATCTAAACGTCGAGAATGGCTGGATAAAGTGCTCTCTCCGCCTCTTTTGGTGCCACATGGTTCGGGCATTAATACGGATCTGTTTAGCGACATGGCTGGCGAACTCATTGAGTACAACCAGGGATATACGCCACAGTGGATGAGAGTTCCGGATATCCCTAACTCGATGTTCTCGTTTGAAAACCAGGCAGTGAGTACACTGCAGACGGTCTCCACATATTCGGACATCTCCAGGGGCGAGCCTCCGCAGGGGTACGACTCCGGTCGTGCGTTGGCATATATCTATGAGTTCCAAAAAGCCGTGCATCAGCCGGAGATCGGGTTATTTCGCCGAGATGTTGGGCGGATACTCAGCAAATGCTTAGGTATTGCGCGCACCTTCTACACTGAGGGTCGAATGGTCCAATTGCTGGGCGAGAACAACAAGGCGCTTTCGAAGCCGTTCAAGCGTGACGATTACGACCTCGACGCAGAAATCGTAGTTGAAGCGTTCTCAGGCAAGCCAAATTCTCGAGCACTCAGGTACGCGGAGGCGATTGAGTTGTACCAGATTGGTGGTTTCGATCAGGAGAATCCTGCGGCCAAGGCGTTGCGCCAACAGCTAGAGGTTGACTATGAAGACGCACCGACAAGGCACCGAAAAGAGGTACATTATTCGAGGGCACGGATGGAGAACGAGCAGATGCTTGAAGATCCGTTCTACCAGCCAGAGATGCTGGACCAGGATAATCACGACTGCCACATTGAAACACATACAGATTTCGCTGTGACACCGGAGTTCCTCGAGCTTCCCGAAGCGGCTCAGCAGATATTTCTTGAGCACCTAGCGGCGCATGAGGAACGGGTAGCAGAGCAAACCCAGGCGTATGCTTCTGAGGCGCAAATGCTTGCGGGACAAGCACAATCCCCAGCGGGCGAGGCACCACCAGCGAAAGCACCGGGGCTCGAAAGCCCCTACAGCGGAGGGGGAGGACCATATGAAGGCATCATGGAACCCTCCATGCCTGACGCAGAGCAGGGGCCACTTCCCTCGCCGGAAGAATTAGCAGGCACAATATAGAGGGGTGTTTGACAGACAGGGTACTTCCTGTAGTATCTGTGTCCTATGAGCAACGAAAACGAAACGAGTCCTTCCGAGATGTCAATCAGCGAGGTTGACCAAGCATTGTTCAGCGATGAGCAAGCACTCGAGCAAGCACCGGAGCCGAATGTAACAGAGTTGCTACAGCAGGCCGGCCTTCAGCGGCAATCCCCGCAAGAACCCCTACCGGCATCAACCCCACAAGTGGAAGCCCCTACAGAGGATGCTTCTGTCGTCGCAGAGCCTCCTGATGCAATGCAGCAATTCGTTGAGCAGCAGGGGCAAATCAACCAGCAAATGGTCGAGTTACAAAAGCAGTTTGCGCAAATGCAGCAACCGCAGCAGCCGCAACAGCCGCAGCAGCAGTTTGATATAAACAACGTGCAGCAGGTATCTGACTACATGGAGCAGATCGGGTTAGACCCCACTGACTCCAGTCATCAATTTCTATTTCGCTCGGACTGGGAACGTCGGCAGGACAAGGCCGCACATCAGCAACAGCTTCAGGGCATGAATGAATACATTACCTACATGCAGAACGAGCAACATCAGAAAGCCGCAGTACGCACGGTTGCGCCGCAAATTGAGTCAACGCTTAAGACGTATGGTGGCGTTCCGCCTGAGACCATTGACAACATAAAAGCCCATGCGGCTACGCTCATGAGTCACGGGCAATACAACCAGGCCCAGGCAATTCAGGCTGCCGTCGAGCCTTACCTACCGCTGCTGAAGATGATTCAGCAAACACAGTCGCAACAAGTTGCGGCTCCACCTCAACCTGCGCAAGTCGCGCAAAACAACCCCCAGGCAGTATTGGCTGCCGCTCTGTCTGGTCGTAGCACGGGGCACGGTCCAACGGTCGCCGACATTTCGCTCGAAGACCTTGAGGGCAAACTGTTTAGCTAAGGAGTACTAAACCATGGTCAGCTATGCTGGAATCAACGAAATCTCTGTTTCGACCGGACAATCGCGAAGCGCGTATTCGGCGTTACTGAAAAGTTTTTACGGACCCAAATGGGACAACTGGATCCACACAGAGGCAAAGATTGCCGATAAGATTGCCAAGAAAAAAGGCATGATGGGAGGCCAGCAAAAGGTAAACGCCTTGAGCTTGAGTCTTCCGCAGAGTGCAGGCATTTCATCGGGCGAAGGCTATTATCTGCCAGAGCCTTCGACGGGAA